GAATACTTTCGGCAAGCGGTTAAGAATCTCGATCGTGCTATTAACGGTCGCGAGTCCGATCTACAGCCAACCTTATTTGATTGATCCTTCTCAGGTCGGTTCGCCTAGGCAAAGGTGCTTGCTGTCTGAAACTTCCTGCAAGATTCCGGCCAAATGAACTGGTGCGCGGTACGAGCCGGCCTAATCAGCCAATCGACCGTCGGTAAGCAAGTGGCTAATCTCCACACTGCTTGCCACAGGGTCGCTCGTTCGAGAGGGCGGGCGGCTCTTTTTAGGGATTTGTGTTATTTCAATTGCGTGAAATCATGGATAAAATGCTTTGGTCGAGTTGCAAGCCCGACAAAAAAGAAACACTTCCCCCAACGGTATCTTTTGGTGCGTACTCGCGCCTGGGCTTGCAACCGTATGCCGTTGGGGGAATTTTTGATTTGCGAGGATGCAATCATGCCTAGGGCCAGAAACATCAAGCCGTCGTTCTTCACTAACGAGATGCTCGCTGAGGTGAGCCCTCTGGCCAGGTTGTTATTTATAGGTCTTTGGACTGTGGCAGATCGTCGCGGTAGGTTGGAGGATCGACCGAAGAAAATCAAGGCTGAGGTTTTGCCTTATGACAACTGCGATCCGGAAAAGCTACTCAACGAGCTTGCGTCAAAGGGTTTCATAACTCGTTACGAGGTCAATACTTGCGGCTATATTTGCATACCGAAATTTGAAAAGCATCAGAACCCGCACTGTAAAGAATCGGAAAGCACCATACCAGCACCAGACGAGCCCGGTGCAAGTACGGTGCAAGTATCGGAAATTCCGGAACGAGCCCGGCTGATTCCTGATTCCGGATTCCTGATTCCTGAATCCCCCTTAGGAAGCATGGCTTCTATCGAATCCATTCTTCCGGAGCTTCGCACTGAATTCATCTTCAAGCTTGCTGGAAAGAACTCTTGGATGCTGTCATCAGTGAAGCTATCGGAGTACCAAGCAAACTTTCCAGGAGTCAAAATCGACATTGAGCTAAGAAAGGCGATGCAATGGATCAGTGACAATCCATCGAAGCGAAAGACAGAAAACGGGATGCCTAGATTCCTATCGTCTTGGCTATCCAAGGTTCAGGACAGCAACAGAGGGCTACCATTGTTTGCTCAAGATCCAAAGCGACAGCCTCTTGAGGTTCGTCCTGAAAGGTGCTTCAAATGATCGAGCAAACGCTCAAGGATGAAGAAAACCTACTCGGGGGCATCCTTTGCAATCCGGAGACGATCTACCAAGCGGCGGAGTTCGTTGACTCCAAGTCGTTTTTGTCTGATGGATTCGGGCTGGTGTTTCAAGCGATCCAAACCATGCTCCAAATGGGCGTACCGATCACTCGGTCAAATGTTTCGATCGAGCTTGTTCGGGTCAAAGCGGTTGACGCTATGGGGGGCCCTAAGAGGCTCATCGAGTTGCTAACCGATGGTCAACCGCATCACGTTTCCTACTACGCAGAAATCGTCGCAAAGCACTCGAAGCGGCGTAACCTGATGGCGTTCATTGATCGGATTAAGGCGAAGTCGATAGAGGCTAATTGCGATCCTATGGAGCTCGCTGGTGAAATGTCTCAGGCCCTTGGGATTATGGGCGGCGAAAGCGATCAGCAAAAGCAGATCGGTAAACTTGTGATTGACTTTTTGGAGGATTGCGAGCGTATTAAGTCCGATGGCGGCCAGATGGTTTTCGCGACCGGGATCGAGCCACTAGACTCGGCTCTCGATGGTGGCTTCCCGGCTGGCACGATAACCATCGGAGCAAGGCCATCAATCGGAAAATCTGCTTTCGGTTCGGAGGTCTGCTATCGGATGGCGAAATCCTTTGGAAAGCCGACTTTGTTTGTGAGTCTCGAAATGAACTTTCGTCAAATGGCTTCGCGGTTTGTTCTTCGCGGGTCTAACATGCGGGTCAGCGACTTGAACAGATTGAGCTATACCAACGAGCAACTTGACGCAGCAATGACTAAGGCTCTCCAAGACTCAGACACTCCGATGGAGTTCTGGCACAAGCCATCGGGAACAATTGCACAGATTGAGGGACGCATAAGATCCGACGTAGCTAGGCGTGGTTGTAGGTGCGTTGTGGTTGACTACCTTCAATTGATTCGGGCTCCAGGCTACAGCGATCCAAAGCTTCGCGTTTCGTTCGTGATGAAAGAGCTTGTTAGGATTAGCAAAGAACTGATGATTCCGGTCGTCGTCTTGGCTCAAGTAGGCAGGCAGGCAGAAGGTACCATGCCGACGTTAAGCGACTTGAAAGAATCGGGAAGCGTCGAGGAGGATTCCGATACGGTGATTTTGCTACATCGCGAAAAGCGGGATTCGCAAGAACTGCTTTGCGAGGTGGCGAAACAACGGAACGGAGAAATCGCAAAGCTTACGTTAGCTATGCGGAACGGTGTTGTAATGGCGGTCAGCGAAGTCGCTACCGAGTTTCATAATGACTTTGGAGGGTATTGAGATGGCTGAAGAAAAAAAAGACGATCCGAATTTGGTTCAATTCAGAAGGTACGCTGAAGCGGCTTTGGCTGGGCTGGATCACATCGATTTGAGCTATGAAACAACCTGCAATGCAGCGTTCAAGCAAGCAATCGAGATGATGATGATGGAGAATTTCTATTTCGAGCAATATCAACTCCAAGCACTTGAACGTGTTGTTGCGAAACAAAGAATCAAGCATGGCATTGAGGAACCAATCGAACCATCGAAGGTGTTTTAATGAAGCTTTCCGAATACTTTGCCAACATCGAGGATCTTAAATGCGAAAACAAAGACCTTCGTAAGCAGCTAGAGCGAACAAGCCGAAAGCTGACCGAATCTCAGGCAAGAACCAAAGAGTTATTCGACGCACTCAGAGCCGTCGTCAAGTCGGATCATCCAGCGTTAAGGAAGAAGAAATGAAAATCGGCGATAAGGTTTGGGTGCAGGCTGAAGTGATTGACATCGAAGGAAGTTCTGTTCGAGTGCAAGGTCCTCTGTGTAGCGGTGCGTTTTGGGTGGTTAGAAGAGACTGCAAGCCCGTCGAGCCCGAAGCGGTTGAGAAGCAATCCTTGACAACTGAAAGCGATTTAGTCGAGAAGGATGATTTGATTCCATTCAAGGTTGGCGATCCTGTTGTATCTTGGAATGGTCGAAAGGGCATCGTCGAGGCTCTGAATGAAATCGAAGGGTTCCCTATCACGGTTAGGCATTCGATGCGTGAACAGGTTTTCTACAAGCTTGGAGGAGTTAAGCATGACGAGACGACGCAAGCAAGCGATCCCGTCAACCCATCGCACTACAAGCAAGAATCGATCGAGTGCATCGAGGCGATCAAGGCGGCTCTAGGAGGTGGGTTCACTCCGTGGCTTTGGGGCAACATCCTAAAGTACACTTGGCGATGGCCAAACAAAAACGGCATCGAGGATCTTAAAAAGGCTCGTTGGTATCTCGATAGGTTGATTCAAGAGGAGGAAGTGAAGTGATAATCATCGAGCTACCATACCCCGATAAAGTCAACAGTCACAACAAAGGGCACTGGGCAACGAAATCAAGTGCAGTCGCTAAGATGAGGCATCAAGCCAAACTAGCGGCAATCGATGCGATGAATCGAAGCGGAAAGCGGTTTGTCGGTTCGCATCAGATCAGTTATTGGTTTTCCGTCAAGGATAATCGCAGGCGCGATCTAGCCAATATGATCCAGCAATGCAAGCCCTACATTGACGGCATTGTTGACGCTGGGCTAATTGCTGGCGATCATTGGCAGATATCATCTATCGGGGGTGTTTCTGTCTGGATTGATCCGCCTAGCTACGGAGTTAAGATCGTGATTGAGGAGCAAAAATGACGCAACGAAAAAACATCTCGCAACCCGACGAAGCTTGGTCGGCGTGGGATCGAGCAGCGGCCAAAATGGACATGACCCTGAGCCAGTTGATTTTCGAGGCAATGAACGAGCATTTAGGGCTATTTCTCGCTCGCAAGACCAAGAAGCGACCAAAGACAGCAAAGGCGGCTCGGAAGCGTCCAAAACGAATTTAGGGCCGTTGCTTGCAATTTCAGCGGGTCAAGCCTAAAATGCGGGAAAGGAGTCAGAATTATGAACATCGGTGATTTAGTTAGGAGCAAGCGTTTTTGGGCGGCGGCGGCTACGATTGCCGTCGTCGTTCTCAAGGACAAGACCCCATTGACTGAGGATCAGATTCAGCAACTCGTATGGGTTGTTGGTGCTTGGATCGTTGGCGATTCTGTTCGGCCATTGCCGAAGCCTGATGAGGTGGCCAAGTGAATCGCGTAAAATTTGCTGACAGGCTAAAGGCACGTCGAGCGGCTCGGGAAATTTGGGTCGCTCGGCGATCGGATCCAACGGTGGCCGATTTGGTCGCAAAGACCATCGACGGTGACGAGGAAGCTGGGAAGTTGCTTTTCGGGTCGCATCCTGAGTTGGTGGGAATCGATCCGGCAACGCTACTTCTGCTGATCCAGATCGCGTTGAAGCTTTGGCTATGGTGGCAATCGCAGAAGGTCGAGAATCCTTCGGAGGATGTTGCCGTTGGCGAGCCCTTCGACATGACGGTCAGCGACGACGACCAAGACTAAGCCCAGATCGCAACGACTACCTACTAACCTTCAATTCCTTACGAGCGGGTTAGTCGGAGCGAGACGGGCGATACACAAGGATGGATGATGGCTGACGAAAAGAAAAAAGAAAACTGGTTGCCTTGGATCGTTGCGGCGTTGGCGGTTTTTGCGATGTTGCGAAATCAGCAACCATCGGATAAGCCACAGCCGAAGGAGCTCAAAGCGGTCGTCTCTCAGACGTTGCCAAGCATCCGATCAGCCTACAAGCAAGCTTTCTTGGAGGCGGCTTCAAAGATCGAATCGGGCGAGATCAAGGATCAGGAGCAATGGACTAAGTTTATCGCCGATAACGCAGGGGCTAAGCAAAAAGACGCATTGAACAAAGTCTACGAAGCCATTGACAAACTCGATCTGCCTGCAAGCTTCGCCGGCAAGGAATCAGAGATCGCCAAGATCAATCGGGAGATTGCTCAAGCATGGTAAACATCTTGTCGGATTTTGCGATTGCCTCTGGAGTGTGCTTCGGCGCGTTGGTGCTTACGCTGATTTTCGATAGTGCTGCTACAATCGCCATCGATGCCATCAAGACTCTTACCAAGAGGGTGTTTTGGGATGAGTGAATTTTTCACAGGCTACGATCCAACCATCGAGAACCGAGACGCGATCAAAGCTAGCTCGACTCAGATCGAGTTCACCATGCGGGACTTTGCAGTTCCCGAAGAGATCGATCCTCGGCCATTGATGCGACACGATAAGCAGGGCAACATGGGATCCTGTCAAGGATTTTCATTGACCAATGCTTGCGAGTATGTTTGGGCGTTGGTGCATGGATCGTTTAGTCCAGAGCGTCAGTTATCGGCGTTGTTTGCTTACTTGGAGTCCCAGAGACAGAGCCAAGGGTTGCTTGGTCGCGATGCTGGATCCACCATCGAAGCAGGCTTGAAGGTCGCAACATCGATCGGGATGCTTCCCGAGAAAGACCTACCATACTCAACGCCATACCCAAACAACGCTCGGACGCTCATTACCGATGATATGAGGATGAAGGCTTTCCCGTATCGAATCGGCTCGCATACTTGGCTCGATTCTTATGATGCCATCTTCCGGTACCTTGCAAGCGGCGTAGGTGCAGTTCATACCGGAACGCTTTGGAACGATAGTTTCTATAGTCGCAACGGGGTGCTCGAATCGGTCAGTCTCGGTCGCGGTGGAGGTCACGCTACAGCGTGGCTCGGCTACTCAAAACGCAAAGACTCGCGCGGACGCAACTACCTTTGGCGGCTCAACAGTCACAACGATTCTTGGACAGAGATTGCTCCATCGGTAATTGACGCTCTTTGCAGGCATCAATGGACATCAATCGTTGGCGTATCGGATCTTTCAACGCCAACACCTGTACCGAAGCGGGTGTCCTGGATCAAAGGAAGGTTTCTTGAAGGATGAACCTCAGTAACGGAGAAAAAGGGATGTTTGCCGTGATTGGTCTTTGCTTGTTTAGTTGGTTCTTTGGATCTAGCCCCAAGCCCGATCCAACACAATGCGACATTCCAGAAAATGACTGGTTTGAGCAAGTTGCAAGGGCAGAGGATTTCATGCCGGCTCCGATCGAAGATCCCAAACCGATACCAAGCCCATCGGACAAGCCACAGAAGATCGAGATTTTGGTATTCGTCGCTCCCAAGGGGCAGAACTGTGAACCATGCGAGCGATGGAAGCGGTGCGAGCTTAAAAAGTTTATGGATGCTGATTGGAAAGTTGGGATCATCGACGATCATCCTTTCATTCCTTATCCGCGATTCGAAATCATCAAGGGATCACAAAGAACAATTCATGTCGGCTATCTCACTTTTGAACAGGCGAAAGGGCTCGTAAAGTGACTCAGGAAAGCTTGGTTTACATCATCGGCTCGGGCATGGTCGCAGCGTTAAGCACAGCGGTCGGAATCTTGTTTCGCTTGTTCGTCGAAGAAAAGAAAACCACCCGAAGCGATTTGCAGGAGTGTCGATCAGATCGCGAAAAACTTTGGGCTAAGATCGAGACGTTGCAAACTGAGATCGGTAAATTGCTCGGAGGTTGCAACAAGTGATTGAGTGGATCCTGTTTATC